GGCCACGGCTGTGGGGTCGATGTCCCCACCCACCACGAAGCGGTCACCGGGGAGCAGACAGGCCACTCCCAACAGGCTGGGGATGATTGCTCCGCTCGGGTCGTAAGCGTTGAGGGGGGATGCCCCTCCGGTTGTCCCGAACCGAGTGGTGTACCACGCATCGGTCGTGTTGTAGGGCGCGGGCGTGTCGAGATTGCTCAGGTCGATGTAGGTCGCCACACCCGCCACAGTTGCCCCTGCCGGGTCGTGGATGCGCCCGTACACAGGCGTCCGCTTGTCCTCATAGAAGACCGTGTTGTCCTCTGGTACGGGCACCCCGACCACCGCGTCATCCGTTGTGGGGGCTCCGTTCACATCGTTGGTCAGGTTCCCGGTGATTGCGTTGTATGTCTTGGCAACCACCGAGTAGGACGGGGTTGTCGGCAACGAGTTGATGATGGACGGGAGCATGTTCCGCACGGTGAGCGCCTGCCACCCTGCTTGGAGCGGGAATGGTCCACCCAGCGCGTCTGCCCCAACCACATTGTTCGCAGGGAAGTGTGATCCCATCTGCCCGATGGCGAAGTAGACCATCCCCGACGCCTTGCGCCCCACAGCCTCGTTGTAGAACACCAACCCCGCTGTGTCGGTGGGGCTGCCGATGGTGTTGCCATCGGCTCCCAATGTGGCGACAAAGGGTGCTGCCGGAACCGAGACGGTCAGGGTCTCGGTCGCTGCGTCATAGGTGACGATGCTGGTGTACCTGACCGAGTACACGGAGTCAGGGTCAACCTCCCAACCGGGGCTCCCCGACCCGTATGCGTCTGCCGAGTATGCCGCGTACTGTTCCTTCATGCTGATGTAGACCCGACCCGACGATGCCCACCCGTGGCCGTTGGGGGCACCCGGAACAGGCTTGACTCCACGCAACACCACGCGACCCGGAATGATCGGGCCGGGAGCCACAGCCTCCACCACCACCGGGAATGAGAGGTCGAGCACCCCATCCCCACCCGCCGTCACGAACGGCTTGTCCGTGGTGCTCGGGTTCTGAGTGGCCGGAAGCATCCGACGCGCACCAAACGCACTCGCCGGGTCGGACAGGGCTGCGGGGTCGCCCACTACCGCATGGCGCACAAGGTAGGTGCCTTCCTTGACCGCTCCATCGTTGAGCGAGGGCGAGTCGTGGCTACGGGCGACAACCAGATCACCCCGCTCCACATTGGCGAGACTGCCACTGGTGGGGGTGAACACAGGGTCGAACAGAAGGTAGTTGCGGTTGCCCTCCAAGTCGAATGTCCCGACAGTCGCGACAGCCGTGTCGGAGTCCCCGTCGGGGATCTCAGCCACGCCCTCCAGAATCTCCTCCGTCTCGTTTACATCCGAGGTCGGTGCCACGGACACCTTGATCCCTTCGTCGGGTGCCAGCGGGGTGTTGCTGTGGCCTTCCCATGCCATCGCCCGAACCTGACCACCGGGAGTACCCACATAGTCAACGGTGGCACCGACAGTCCCGTCCGGTGATGGTCCGTACCGAGTCAGGAACGACAGGTACGCACCCCCGTTGATTTCTGCCGGGGCATTGACCGTGATGCCCGGCACACCACCAAGCGTGATCTGGTGGAGAGCCAACTCCATCCCGATGTCGTAGACGGTGCCCGTGTTGGGCACCTCCGTCCCACGGGGTCGGGCGTTGAACAGATCCAGTGCTTCCGTGAAGGTCAGTCGGTCGGGCAGCACGCTGCAAGTGGTCGATCCCAAACCCGAACCCACACCCAGAAGGTTGTTCGTGTAGCCGTCCGTCGTGGAGTCGATGTAGGTGTCGAGGTCGAGGGCGTAGGTGTACCTGTCTCCCGGTGTCAGACCCAACAGGGTCACAATGCTCGACACCAGCCCCAAGTCGGCAGTCACGATGCCTTCATCCGGGTCGGGCACCGTGTCTGTCGAGAAGTTCACCCCGGAGCCGAACGGCAGAGGGGCAAGCGGAACCAGCGTGTGAGTGGATGTCTGGTGGTTCCACACATGGATGTTCTGGCCCGGATTCCTCACTGGGATCACCACCGCACCGATGAACGGGTCCGCAGACGAGTCCGTGGCGTAGTACCGGATCACCAGTGCGTTCCCCCCACCAACCAGAGAAAGGCCCGTGAAGTCGGCGTCCTGAGATGCGGTGAAACGCCAAGTCACCGTTCTGATGCCACCGGATGGAACCTCAGTGGTGAGCACCCCGTCACTGACCCCATCGCTCACCTGTGCGTTGAACGCCCGCAGCGTGTAGAAGTGCCGATCCCCTTCCCGACAGTGGGCGACGAACCGAGGCGGCTCCAGTGTGCTCAACCCCGTGGGCGCACCCGTGATGTCCGTTTCCACATCACCGACGGTCAGGATGCCCGTGGCACCACCCGGCAACGCCGCAGACGGCTGGGTCACCTGCACGAACATGAGGTCGAACTTCCGCACATCACCCACGGCCAGACCGCTCGCGTCCGGGTACGGGGCGAGGTCTGTACCCGTGTAGAGCGTGGCGGGGTTCTGGGGGTATCCCAAGTACGAACCCACCTCGTAGAGCGCACCGTCCGTGAACCGGATCTCGTCGGGGTACACGAAGTCCCAATCCTGCTGCTCGTCACTCGGAAGGGCGACCGGGACAGGTAGAGCCGCACCGCTCGTCACAAACACCGCCTCGATGGTGTCCGCGACCCGTCCAAGCACCACCAACTCGGTGTCGGTGCTCCGCAGGTAGGGGATCTGGTTGTCCCCAGAGTCGTCCTTGTCCTCACCCAACAGGCACGGCAGTCTCAGCGGCTCCGTGTCCGTGTTGGCGAACTCGACCCGCCCTTCGATGCAGGAAGTGGGGCCGGGAGGGTTCTGCCCGAACCAGTCCTGCAAGGGCAGCGGGAAGGTGTCGTCCTTGGTCGGCAGCGAGTTGTCGATGAACTCGCCTGCGCGACGACCCACCTTGAGGTCGAACTGGATGCGGTAGTCGGGGATTGATCCCACGACCTTCTGGTTCTCCTCCAATGAGAGAGCATCACCCTCTTCGGGCAAGTCCTCAATGTCGTAGACCGGAGGTACCACGAACACCGTGTCGCCGTACCCGTCGTTGTCGCTCGCCTTGTCGGCCACAGGCACAGACCCATTGACCAGCATGTTGGAGCCAGTGAGGGGCGCGTCCTTGGCATCCTTGAAGGTGAGCACACACCCGACCAGCACCCCGTCAACGAAGACCCCGTTGCCGCTGGAATCAGACAGGGCGTAGGTCACACCAGAAGGCACCCCGTAGTCCACCCGCTGTCCCGGTTCAAAGGCCGGGGTCGAGAGATCAGCGTCACCGGACTCCAGCGAGGACAGGGAACCACTGGTGTCGCTGGAGAGCAACTGCGAGAAGTCAGGGAACCCGTTGTCGGGGTCGGTGGGGAACTCCGACAGGGGGAGGGGGGTCGCCACCATGACCGCACGGCCTGTGACGGTGTAGGGGTTGGGGTCAGGGTCGAAGAAGTCATCAAGGGCGGCTTGCAGGGCATCCGACCCGTTGGGGTAGAACGCCCACACCCGCGCACGGGGAAGCCTGTCTTGTGCGAAGACCTCGATGATGTTGTTGATCTCACCGAGAGCCGGGTTCGCGATGACCCCGATGGTCGAGCCACGAGTCTTGACCGTCTGCTCGGTTTCCTCGCCCGGCTCGGGACCGGGAACCGTGACCTTGCGACCCGATGTGTAGTAGCCGGGATCAGTGATCTGACCCTGTGCGTTGAACACCGCCTCCAGACCGGGGAACAGCCGCGTGAAGTGCTTGGTGCGCTCTGGGAACAGCCGCGAGTACGGGTGATCCTCCCACATCTGCTTGAACAGACCGGGCACATCCATGCTCGGGACCAGCGCAGCGAACCCACGCGGACGACCGAAGCCAATCAGCAGGCGGTCGTCCATGTCGTTCTTCACCCGCTTCCGCTGCTTCTTGGTGAAGAACTCCAGCACATCGGGGTTGGGCGTCTCACCATCCGTCTCACCGGGGCGGTCAGCGGGCTCAGGCTCCTCTGCGGTCGTCGGGTCATATGCAGGGTCGGAGGTCTTGTACCAGCCCTCAAACGAGTCCGGTGCCCAGTTGTTCACCACCTCACGCCAGATCAACCGCGTCCGCAGAAATCCGGTGATCTGGTCTTCCCAGCCACCCCGGACATACCGCTTGCCGCGCCCGATGAAGAACTTGAACTTGCCGTCCCGGTCACCGATGACCCGACCGTCGAGGGCTTCCAATACCTGCTCAAAGGCCAGCACCATGCCGTTGAACAGGCTGATGTAGGCTCGTGCTGCCCTGTCTTGATCCAAGATGTCATGGGCGTCACCACGCAACCCAAGTCTGCCCTGCTTGCTCAGATCCACTGACCCCGGTGTCGCGACCACGGCACCACCACCGATGGGCGTGATCCCCTGCGACGACGAAGCGGACTCCACCTCGGGGAGGTAGTCAATGAGCGGCATCACCGAGTAGTAGAACGAGTCTTGGTTCCGGTAGGTGTACTTGGCTCGGAGCACCTTGCCGAGAGTCCTGTTCCGCCGTGAGGGCGTCGTGATGTAGAGGTAGCCAGCCTTGTAGAGCGGATACAGCAGGGCACCATCCACGATTTCTGGCCGCACCTCGACCAACCGCGTGTGCCGGAAGTGCAGGTACTCGCCGGGGTTCAATGCCCCCTGCGTCGGGAACTGGAAGGCCACATCGCCGTTGCTCGTGTCGATGGTGTAGTGGACACCCTCGACCAACTGCTTGCCGGGGATGGGATCACCCGCCGAGTCCACACGCCCCAACAGGAACAGGTCGTAGTCCTCTGTCGCCACGAATGGAGCCAGCCCGGTGAACTCGACCGGGTTGGGGTTGTAGACGGGGCGCACACTGACACGCACCGTGTCTGTGTTGTCGTGATCCTTGTAGAGGGGTGTGGCGAGGTTGACGACGGTGTTCCGCCCATCATCCGACTGCGTAGCCCCCACGATGTAGTAGGGGTAGCCGCCGATCTCCAACAAGTGGTCTGCCCGCATGTACTGGCGCACATCGCCGTAGAAGGCCACAGCCAACTGTCCACGGTCTGCCGGAAGCAGGGGCGTCCCGGTCACCGGGTCGGTGTTCAGCAAGGGCATGAAGCCCTCCGCACCGCCACGGCTCACCGACACCGTGAAGTCCGAGAGCGTCAGCCCCGCGTCCCGACCCACCGCACGGCTGCCCACCTCGACCTTGGGGGTCGGGAAGACCGTGACCGTAGTGGTGTCCGAGGCTCCGTCGTAGGACACAGCGTCGATGTAGAAGGGCACCGGACCCAGCACCATGAGATCACCGACGAGGAAGTCCATCGTCCGGTCGGTCTCCAGCGTGAAGGTGTCCTGCCCCACCTCCAACCAGAAGGGCTTGCGGTACACGGGTGGGTTGCTCACCGTGTACGCCTGCTCACCCCCAAAGGCTTCCAGCACGCCGTAGTTGATCTGAACCTTGTCCGTCTCGTCCACGGCGGACAGGAACTTGATGGTGCCGCCCTCTGCCGAACAGGTCGTGACCCCAGCGAAGTTCTGCAACTCCACACCGACCCAGATGAAGTTCTCCACCGTGTCGGACAGGGAGCGACCGGTCGGGTTGTAGGTGTAGGTGTAGGCGTCTACGCGGGTGGCCTCCTCCAGTCGAACCACGAGAGCCAGAAACTCCGTGATCTCAATGGGGTTGCCGTCGTCGTCCAGTGCCTTGTCGCCGTTGGTGTCGGCCTTGAAGTAGTTGACCTCGACAATCTGCCCCGCCCGCAGAGGCTTGTTGAACAGCACGCTCCCGTTCAATGGGGAGGTCGTCACATCGAGGTCGTTCTCCGTGACCATCTGCTCTACGAAGTACGCCGTCGCGTCCGCGTTGGCAGCGGCATCAGCAGCCGAGATGTTCACGCTGCCATCTGCCGCGTTGATCTCACACGCCCCCGCGCTCAGGAGCGTCGGGTCGAGGAACGACTGGTCGTAGAAGACCGTGCTGCCCGACTGCGCTGCGACCACCGACGAGTCAATGGTCACCTCTCCCGTGATGGTGTCCACATCAACCAGACCGGAGCCATCCACCGTAGGCGTGTAGATTTCTGCACCGATGCGGATCTGGAAGTAGACCGAACCGGGAGTCGAGTTCCCCACATGGGGGTCTGTGGGATCAACCGACAGACCCTCCTCCACCACCGTCCCCAGATTGGTCCCGCGCACCAGATACGCCGGGGCCGCTTCGGGTGACCCCGCGTCCAGACCGAAGCGGACGCTCGTGATGCGTCCCGACCGCAGCGCGTCCACCGGATCCACCGTGAGAGCGCCACCGACCGTGCCCGCCGCCGTGAGCAGCCGAATCTTGAACGGCTCCTCTGGCAAGTGGTTCGTGGTGACCAACTGCACATCTGCGAGCAAGGTGTTGTCGAGGTCTGCCCGCGTCTTGGCCTTGTAGATGCGCCACTGTGCTGGAGGGGCACCACCACCCGCCGAAGCCGGGAACGGGGGCTCCACATTGGAGCCCCCCGTGAAGGTGTAGACCCCTTCCGCGTCTCCGTTGAGGATGTGCAGGAGGTATCCGGGGAGCACCAGACCCGTAGAGGTATTGGGATCACTGAAACCCGTGCCTCCCTCGGTGAATGTCCCGTTGCCACCCTGTGCCGTGATCTCACCCTCGACCGTCACATTGACCGCCTGACCGGGCTGACCGTCGCCGGGGAGCAAGAAATCAGTCCCTTGCTCCAACTCGGTGAAGGTCGTTGCGGTGGCGTTCTTGAAGTACAGGCCGAACGCTGAGTCCAGCATCGCGTCCGACGACACCGACTCGGGCACGAGGCCCACATCGGTCATCTGGAAGGTCGGAGTCGGGTACGGGATCTCGGTCGCGCTCGTCTCCCCGTTCGTGATCCACTGGAAGCGGTCGTTGGGCCAGTCGTACTTGAGCCCCACGCCCCGTACCGTCCGGTAGTTCTTGAGGTTCAGCCGCAGCAGCCCAGCCCGCACCCGGAAGTGCGAGTCAGCCTCGTATCCGGGAATGTCCTCCAACGGGGGCTGGTTGATGGTGACGAACGGGACAGCCGGGATGTTGTCGGTCAGCACCCGGTTGTTGAACCGGGACTTGGCACGGATGTCGGGCGTCGGCTCGCTACGGTCGAGGTTCGCGGGAGAGCGGAACACACCCAGCGATGACCCGTTGTCAGGGAGCCAGCAAAACTCGCTATCCGGCATCACCTTCCACCCCGGAAGGAAGCCAAGTGCCGCGTGACCGGAGAGGTTGAAGCGGTCGTCCTCGACCCACCCGATCTCGATGTTCGTCCCGCTTGTGTCCTCCAAGTACAACCGACCACGCTCCACGCCCGCATGACCAGCCGGGAACGAGGCCGCGATGTCCTCTGCCGAGAAATCACCCGCGCTTGGAGCGTTCCATGTGTACACGGTGGCCCCAACCGCGTACCGAAGCACCTCCGTCCCATCCAGCGTGTAGGGCTCCGAGAATCGCGAGTACAGCCGTGTCTCGTTCATGTAGACGCACGGCATCACCATCGTCTGCCGGAAGAACAGGGCATCACCCTTGACCGGACGCCGCCGCATTTGAATCCGAGAGGCATACGGGTGTCCCGTCGGCGGGTTCAACGACTGCCGGGACACCTCCACATCGGTCTTGGGAACCTTGATCTTCAATACGGTCAGGTCGTCGTCGTACTCGACCACATCGACATTCTCGTAGGCGTAGCCTGTGCCCCCCGTGTTGCCGTTGAAGAAGAAGGTGTCGCCCGCTTCACCCTTCACCTGTCGAACCAGACCGGAACCGTTGGGGCGCGTCTGGGGGAGAGTCGCCGGGGGCGCGGAGCCCGTGGGCACATCACCGCTGCCGTCCGGTACCCATGTGATCCCACTCGTGCCCGGAGGAGGGAGCGGAGCCGCCTTCTTGACATACAGGTCGCCCGACGAGGGCACCCCAACGGTGTCCCCGTCGATGTCGTTGCCGTCTTCGTCCAGCGCGTAGGACGGAGCCTTGACCGGAACCGCCTGCGTGGTCATCGCCACACCGTCGAAGAACAGGCGAGCCCCAAGGTGAGACACCTCATAGCCCGGCGCACCCGGCGTACAGCGGTTGATGTCCGTCTCGGACAGGACGACCTTGCCCGTCGTGCGCGACCAGTAGAACTCACCCGTGCTCACGCCACTCGGGTTGGGGAGCACTCCGTCCGTGGCGACCGACACCGGGGTCAGGTATTGCCGATTGCCGATGCGAAGGAAAGGCCGCTCGGTCGGCCCCGGCACCGGAGAGAGCACCGGGAAGCCTTGATTGGTGTCCGTGGGGAGGTCAGCCACCGCACCCATGTCGCCGTCGGCTTCTGGCACGAATGTCTCCGCGTTGTACCAGAGTTCCCGACCCGCGTTGGCCTCGATGAAGTCAGGGCTCAGAACCAGCACTCCGCTGTCTACACCCACAATGGCGTCACCTGTGCCGCCGTCCCAGCCGTTGTCGGCGGTGTCGTCGGACACCACCCGGATCTCCAGCGGTGCGGAGTCCTTGTCGTAGTACAGACCCACACGCACCAGCGCGTAGTAGTCGTAGTCACCCGCCCCCGACTTCGCGGCATCGAAGGGGAGCACATCGCCAATCTGGAACCGTGTCGGTGCAGGCTCCAAGGCGTACTCGTCATCTGGATCCACCATGCCCAGCGACCGTGCCGGGGTGCCCTTCAACGGAAGCCACTTCTGCAACTTCCCATCCCAGCCGAACCGGGTCACCCCGTCTGCCGCGTCGTTCCGTGTCCACCAGAAGGTGACACCAGCGAGAATGTAGTAGGCACCCACGATGGTGTCGCCACGCTCCTCGGAGTACCCACCACCGATGGACGACCCGTCGATCTCAACCCGCCCAGTCAGGGCATCGAACGAGGTCACGGAGCAGAGAGTCACGCTCCCGTTGCCGGGCTTGATGACCACACTCCCGCTGGTGGCGGTCTTCGTGCTGATGTCCTTGGCACCCTCGTCTCGCAGGTAGAACGAGATCGTGCCGTCGTTGTAGGAGCCCCCATCCACGGGGAGCGTGCCAGAAATCACCTGCACGGAGTCACGACCACCAAGCACCGTGGAGGTAGCAGCCTCGATAGTGCTCAGGGAGCCCGTGGTGGCCGCGAAGAAGCAGTATTCCTGTGTCGCCGCACGAGACTCAGGCTGGAGCAGCACCGCAGCCCGGTACATATCGGCATATGGCTCAACTGGACCCTCGGTGGGACGGGCGAGGTAGGGAGTGAACCCCGACTGATCCGGGTAGATGTGATCCCGGTCTACCCCGGTCGTGGCTTCGTCCGTCTTGGAGGCGTTGCCCGTGGCTGCACGGGCGGGTCGGAGGACATAGCCGTCGAGATCGAAACTCACTGGGTCACCTTCAAAGCACGCTGGACTTGCTCACACCAGTACCCGGTGACGGGCCTGTAGGCCCCGCAGCAACACCAGTCCCGAACCCTGTGAGAAACATAGACGCAATACCGGGAGCCAAACCCGCACACAACTGCGCGGCGGCGGGACCAACGACACCCTGTGCAGCCAGAGAGGACACCAGAAGCGGGGTCAGTGTAGCCGGGTTGGCGAACACGACCTTGCTGATGTCTGCTCCGATGGCTCCCGTCGAGGTGCCAATGTATTGCCCGGTTGCCGAGTAGGCGTTGCCGATGCCCAGCCCGACCGCTGTGGCAATCTGAGGAGCCGAGACACCCACCAGACCCGCCCCGGTGACGCTCGCCAATACAGGAGCAGGCACAGGGGGCAACACGAACTTGCCTGTGACGGCACCGCCTCCCAGCGTCCCGTTGACTGACCCCACGAGCACCACATTGGACGGGATCACCGCCCACACGACAACCCCCGTCGCGATGCCCGTACACAACTGGAACCATGCCGGTCCCTTCAACGCGGGAGCAGCCACCATGATCGCCGCAGCGAGCGTCGGAGGGGTGACCGCCACCCTACGGCCCCACTCGGAATGTCGGTGCCCCAATGCTGCCCGAGAGCAGGAACGGGCGACCGGTCAGAGAGTCCAGACACCCATCGGTGAGCACACCACCGAACGGACTCAGGGGGGCGATGACATTGACATAGGGAGCGGAAATCTGGGTCTTGGCGATGGATGTGATGAATGTTCCCGTGGTTCCTGTGATCGAAACAGGCCCTCCAGCGGATCTCACGGAGGTCGCTCCGATCTTCGATGCGACAGTGGTTCCCGTGACTGGACTCGCACTAAACCCGTTGTCGATGAACGGGAAGCCGGTCACAAAGGACAGCCCCGCACCGGGAGTGAAGGCTGGTGTGGCCGGACCCATTGTGCGTAGATCCACCATCCCAACATTGATCACCTGCACATCACGCCCGACCCGAAACAACTCACTACGCCCGCCGAATGTCACCTTGTAGTCGTCTACGGACCCGCCCAGAGCCCCTGTCAGAGGAGTGCCTGTGAACGATGTGTTTCGGGTAGCCCCGTTGGTCGCCAGACCATCCAGAGGTCCGCCGAAGACATACTCAGCAGCCCCGTTGATGGTCATACCGAGAGTCTTGCTCGACAAGGAAATCGTATCCCCGGCGTTCACATTGAACGCACTTGACGCGGAGACATTGGTGGTCTTGTTTTCGGTGAGGTTGATCTCGGGGGCTGCGACCTTGATCTGCTCTGCGGCTTGGAGTTGCGCTCCGTTGGCACTCTCCAGTTTGAGCGCCATCTTGCTGTTCGACGGGCTGTTCGGGTTCTGCGACCCGTCTGCTGCACCCTCGGAGTTGGGGCCACCACCGTAGATGGAGACGGCACCTTTGTCCGACTTGATCTCGACTCCCACATTGTCGGTTGGTCGGCCTGTCAAGGACTTGATGGACACAGCCCCGGACGCATTCAGAATACGGCTATGTCCGTCCGCATCCGTTCCGTAGAACGACACCTTGCCCGTCCGAAGATTCTCCTGCGTAACCTTGGACCCCTGACCCTGAAGCGAGGTCAGCCATGCACCCCCCTTGGTGAGAGCCAGAAAACTCTCTTTGGTCGTGTCTTCCGGGTCACGCGACCGAATCAGGAACGCGATCTGGTCCTGAATCGTGTCGGACTCCGGGTCGTAGGCCCGGATCACCGTCTGCTGCTCACCGCTCTCCGTGGTCACCTTCGCCACGAGAGGGAGCCCGTATTCTTCGGGCTTGAAGGCGTAGTTGTTGCCGACCGCCGTGCCGAGCACAAACTCGATCATCGGGCTGTTGGGGGAGAGAAGGGTCGCATCCGTCGTGCCTGACTGGTTGCCTCCTGTTGCCTCGTCGTCGGTGGAGGGGGGTGTCGTCAGCAGGCGGTCGATGTCGATGCCGTCTGTCTGTTCCGTGACGGGCAGCACGCCCGTGCTCGTGTGGGACACCTCGACCCGGTATTCGGAGAAAGTCTCCACCCCCGGTCGTGCGGTAGCGTTGCCGCTCAGGTCAGCGGCGACCCGGATGACCTTCTTTCCGCCGTAGACGGATGCTCCGTCGTTGGAAGGGTCTACAAGGAAGTTGCCGTCGAGGTCGAGGAACAGACCCCGGCGAAGCACCTCAGTGGGGTCTGTCGCCTCTGTTGTGATCAGCCCGGAGAACACCGAAGGGTACTGCGGACTGCCTGCATCGTCGTTCTCATCGAGTTCCGACACATCGAGCGGAGCACCTTCTCCATTCACCTGACGGTCAGAGGTCCAGTCAACCGAGTCCTTGACCACCTGTGTCGGGAGCAGGTTCGCATCCCGCTGTACCATTCCGCTGTAGGTGCGGAACCCGGCACCCGCATGGAACTGCTGGAGGCTCCTGACCACAAGGGCTTGATCCTGATCCCGAAGGATGACCTCGTTGCCTCGACGGTTGGTCAGTGTGGCGGACTCCGTGAGCAGCAGGTCCGCCCCCTGTGAGGACGACGCCACCACATTGCCCGGCTCCATCTGCCTCAACTTGTGACGCCTCTCAAAGGCGATGCCGTCCAACGCCTGCTTCTGCTTCGGGGTCAGGTCGAGTTCATCCGGGGCATGGGATCGGACATTGAGCCAGTCATAGCCAGCCTGTGTGCTGGGAACATACCAACCAAGGATCACCGGACGCTTCGACCGCCCAGACTCCGCAGGCTGTTGTCCTACGAGGCACAAGTCTCCCACCTCTGGCATCGCACCGAAGAAATGGCGTGCTCCCGCTCCGGGGAATGTGATGGGGACATTGGTGAAGTCCACATTCGTCTGGCTGATGAGGACGAGATCGACCACCATGCGCTTGGCATCCACACGAGTGATCTTGCCGTACCTGATCGGGAAGTTCCGGCCACCACGGAGGTTCGATACCTCAAGGTTGCTGGCCCCGACCTCGCGCTTGATGTCACCCTCTGTGACTTTTCCCTTCATCATGGTCACCCCTCCCCATCAGTGAGGTCTGCCTGCACGGCTGTCGGAGACAGAAGGGCGTCAAAAGCACCCGCCACGCCACCAAACGCGGACCCCGCCGCGTCCGCCGCTGTTTGGCCGAGACTGATCGTGTTGCCCAGAGCGTTCTTTCCAACACGCTCCAACTCGTTGCGGAAGCGGGTGTCGAGCACCTGACCCGCGAGTGCTTGTTTGGTCACCTTGTACGCCTCGCCGGACACAATGGCTTCGGTGGTCAGGAAGTCGTTGACTGCCTCGTCTCCGGTGAGTTCAACGAAGTCGCCCGTGAAGGCTTGCAGGAAGTGGGTCGCTTCCACACCCTTGCACAAACAGACTGTGTTGCCGTCTCCGCTCAGATCGGCCAGACCTGCGATGACCGCTGCCTCGGTGCTCGACATCCCCCGGCTCCGTGAGGTTACCGGCGTGTTTCGGATGAAGACCCGATCCGAGTCATCTGAGGTGATTGCCCTGATGGTTTCTTGGAGATTGTTGGTGTCGGTGCCCAGAGCCGTCGCCAGTTCCGCCTTCGTCTCCTCATCCAACGCCATCAGAGCGGCGGGGACATCAGCCCCGTTGCGGGCGAGGCTCGCAAAGAAGGTCTCTACCGCCAGCATCGAAGATGCCACTGTTGGGGAGCCCTCGGTGGCGAGCAGAGTGGCATACGAGGCGATGTTCAATCCACGCCCGTAGGCCATGGTGCCGTAGACCTCATAGCCCCGGTTGTCGCTCACAGGGAGCACCACCGTGTGGTGCGGAGTCTCCTTGTACTGCGCCGTGACAACCTTGACCTCACCCCCGCCTGTCTCCTCATAGCCCGTGAATGACTTGAGGAACGCGGTGCGGGCCGCCAACGCAGCCGAAAGGTCAAAGCCTACCTCTCGCGAGGTAGTGTTCATCAGAACACTTTGCACGACGCCCAAAGCCGCACCGAGGGTGTTGCCGATCTTGGCTGCAAGTTTTCCAATGCCCCGATCCTTTGAGTACCCCGTGACTTCCTTGATGGTGCCCGTTTTGGTCCGAGGCACCGTCCTCTGGGTCGGAGGCACCGCCTCCTCCAGCACTGTTTCCACGCCATCGGCGTCTGACTCTACGACAGCATCCGACCCCCCCTCAGTCACCGTGTAGGTGTATGCCTTGAACGATTCTGTGAAGGTGGCAAGCCCGCTCACCTTCTCGGAAGTGATTCCGAGGCTGGTCATGTAGGTATTGAGCGCCGTGTAGAGTTTCAGGTAGGCACCAGTGGTGAACGCATCCCCAGACCCAAACAGTTCGTCCACCTTGATGGTATTTGGGTCGCTCTCGGCCATCTTGGCTGTGGCATATGTGATCAGTTCCGATGTGAAGGCCCTCTTCATCCCCTTGATGTCGAGAGGCAGACGCCCAAGGTCTGTGTCGGCCTTCTCGGACACTTTGATTCTGACTCGGGTGACATGACGGGAGAAGTTGATGAACCGGATGTCTCTCGTGGTCACATCCACATACGGGTTCCCGTCTGAATCAGGAGACAGCCCGTAGACACGGAACCCACGAGTCGGTCGTCCCGACTCCACCGCGATGCGGTCACCCCGCTGCCGTAGCAGCGTGATTTCGTTGGGCGAGATGCTGGCATCAGCAGGTCCGGGGACCGTCCTCGTCACTGAGTCCGTCTCTTGGTCATACAGGAACTCAGAGGGAGATTGGTCGATCTCGTCGGGTGCCGAAGATGAATAGTAGCGGTACTCGCCCGCCTCTTTGCTCGCCCCAAACACATTCTTGAGGTTGCGCTGAAGGGCCATGTACCGAGACAGGTTGTCGGCATCCTCGATGGCCGAGAAATCGGACTGGAATACCACATTGAGCACCTGACCAAGCCGCTCATCGGCCACCTCGGACTCAATGGCTGCGGTGATGTCTGTGCTTCCGGTGTTCCTCAAAGCCTCTGCAACAGAGGTGTATGCGGTCAGCAAGGCTGACTTCTGGATGACCTCGCTCTGAGATGGATCGTCGGTAGAAGCGAGCAGGTACGAGTTGTCGGGGTCGTCGGGATTCCGCCGCAAGGCACCAACGGCAAGCGCCACATCGAACAGCGATTTGTCTGTCAGTGTGGGCATCCCCGGAATGGTCCGGGGGTTGATCTTGTCAGGATCAAGGGCAAGCACCACATTGGGGTATCCAATGATTCGCGGAGGTCCGCTGCCGCCCTCCGTGTTGCCTGCCATGTCCTCAGAGAAAGCGTACAGAGGCATCGGAGGGTAGTCGCCCGGCTGGGACAACCGCACTTGATCCAGACGCGGGAGAGGGCTCCCCCCTTCCGCCCGGTTGGGGAGACCGGGCGGAAGCCACTTCGCCCGCTTCGCCGCGCAGGTCAGCGTCGTCTGACACGACCCGCCCGGAGAGAACGAGTGGGACATCGACTTGACATAGAAGTAGCAGTCAAGGTGCTCGACATACACCGGGTAGCCGGGTCGCATTTCCGGTCGGAGTGGGATGGTGATGGAGGCGGAACGCATCTCCATGTTCGCGGTGTCCAGCCGCATGATCGCACCGACATACATCTGGGTCGATGACGAGTAGTAGTTGGACTCAAAGGAGGTCTCTTTCCAGCCGAACTTCGCCACCAGCCGCCAGTCCACATGGTTTGCGCCTCGCGTTCCGAACTCGCCCGACAGGATGCCTGTGAAGTTGGCAAATGTAGACCCGCTCCCCTTGACATAGGTGGCTTCGGGTTCCGACTCCGACTCGGAGATCGAGATCAAGTCCCGGTCTTCGATTCGGTACACGGGGTCGGACGAAGTGTCGAGGTTGTAGTACGGGGGCTTGAATACGATGTCCCCATCGACATCTTGGTAGAACTCAAACCCCGTGATCTCTTTGACCGCGTTGGCAATCTCCAGTTTGCTCATGTATTCGGACTCAAAGAAGTTCACCGAGCCGATGCGGCCAAGGTCCAGCGTGTACGCCTGCATCTTGGCTGCATCCAGCCGGTAGCCCTTCTTGTCCATGATGGCTGCGGTTCCCTCTGTCCCCGCGTACCCGACCTCTCGGGCGGCGTTGCCGACCTCCTTGGTCAACTGTTGGGGATTGAGGTCTTTCGTGTTGCGGATCGTGAACTTGTTGACCAGTCCCGCATTCTTTCTCGATTTCGTGTCGAAAAGACCGAGGTACGCCTGCTCAAAAGCGTTGAACAGGGTTCCATCGAACCCGTACATGCGGAGCCGCATGGACGAGTCCTCCCACCGCTTCATCCACCACTGCGCGGAGTGCTTGAACAGGGACTCTCCGGTATCCTCATCCACCGCGCTGATGTTCGTGGTCTGCGAGATCGTCCAGTTGACCCCGAAGGCTGCACCGAAGCCGACCCGCATCAGCGTGTAGATGATTCCGTAGGGGCTCATGCCGGTGAACCGGTGACCGGTCAAGTCTACCTGAATCCCCGAGTTCGGAGGCTTCTTGCCAAACACAGAGCCGTTGGTGCTCAGGTATAGATACTGCCAGAAGTGGAGGATGTTCTGGCACGACAACGAAGCGTTGTAGAACCCCCCGCTGAACTCGTGGCTCACCTCGGTCACCACACCCCGGAACACTTGGTAGTAGGGGTAGACAGGGGTGTCGTCTGCACTGCTCTCCGAAGAATCTTGCCCCTTGGCGGCGTAGCCCTTGACCGGGAAGTAGCCGCGCATCTGGATCACGACCTCCAGCCCCGGCTCCAGAACATAGTTGCCGTCATGGCTGAACACATCTGTCGCGTGCCGTGGGATGGACAGAGAGACGCTTGCACCTGAGATCGGGTCGGTGCTGGGGTCACATGAGACGGAGGTGATGTACTTGTTGAAGTCCGTTTTCTTATTGCAGGTCGCGCAGATTGCGAACTCAGCCTGTCCATTGATCAGCACACGCGCATCTGGCGTATGCTTCACGATGGTTTGCTTGCCGATTTCCCACGACCCGACATATGGACGGTCACCGATAGCCATGCACCACCTCTACCCAAGAAGCCCGGTGGGCGTGAAATAGGCCCCGACCACATCGAGAGGGGTCTGCCCCTCCCCCGGCTGGAACTGCTCTGTGCCAGATACGGAGATCCAACTCGGATCGCCTGTCCCGATGCTGTTCCGCGTCGGGGTACTTGCGATCGACCTCGCCAACTCCGCGTCGGACAAGCCACCCGGACCCGGCGTGGGAGTGCTCTGCGGAGCCACAACTACAGGTTCCTCCGCGTGGTCATACATGCGGGTGACAACGAACTCCATCGACCACTCGATCCGATGGGGCATCGCTTCTTGGTACGAATACTCAAACGAGTCGATGTGGCCGATGTAGGTCATCTGATCGTAGTCGATAGCAACCGACCCGATCATCAGGTGAGCCTCGCTACCACCTACTGTGTCGTAGATGTAGCCGTTGCTGCGATAGATGTGGAGCAGCGACATCAACTGCTGGAAGGCTGCCGAGTCCCGCTTGCTGGCAAACTGAACACCAGTGGGCACATCATTCTCCGTGTTGGAGAATGACCCCAGACCAGAGGTCGTGGCCCGGTTGGCGTTCGCTGTGGCCGTGGGGTTTCCGGCAGCAAACGCTCCGGTCGAACCCGAGATCGACAGCGTGACCTGACCCTCGCCCCACCGCTCAAAGATGTACCCGTGCCGTGAGCGGTTGGTGTACTGCTGGACCGTGGAGTGGCTGATGGACAGGCTGTTGGGGTTCACGAACAGCGTCAGAGGAGGGACATTCAACATCTTCTCCACTTGGTACTGAATGTCCGCGACCGTCACGAGGTCAGTGAGCACTGCTCTATTCGTGGTCCCGTTCGTGGTCAGGAGTGCTTGCCCCGCCGATAGCGTGGACCGGAGGCTGCTCAGGTTGGACGCCCCGCTGTCCCCCGTCACCTGTGGGATGCCAATGGCCGATCGGATCTGGTTCGCTTGATCCGAGTAGTCGTTGGCCTCCGTGGTGGCCCTGCCAATGAGGTTCACATCAGGGGCCGATGACCCCATCGACTCCACCAACACCTCTGGGACGATGAGCCGAAGGGTGAAGGGGGAGAGCCGTCGCGCCAACTTGTTTGTGCCGTCGTAAGGCACACCCGTCTG